GCATGATGCTCTAGGCGGCCATCTCGTCAAGTCTCGGGCGCTGAACACCACGGTTACGAATAACCGGCTGTTCGATAATACGGCTGCTACGTCTTATGAGATCGATGTGCCGCAAAGCGGCAACCTGACCGTATCTGGCAACATCATCCAGCAAGGCACGGCATCGGCCAATCCCAACATCATCGCTTATGGCGAGGAACTGGTAACGCAGAACCCTGGTACGACGATTGCGGTATCCGGCAACACGTTCGTAAACGATTTCGTTGGCGGCTCACCGCTTGCATTCTGGAATCAGCGCACGCCGCTTGCGGTTCTGACGAATAACAGCTTCTGGGGCATCACATCGCCGCAAGTTGCTGGTGGAACGGGACCGAACAGCCAAACGGGGAACACGTTCCTCGGCAGTCGTCCGACACTCGATACGACAACGCTGCCCTACAAAACGGTTTATGGGCCGGCGTTAAACCTATCCGTCATCAACTCCAAGCTGGCGATGCTGGGCTTGACGCTTGCGACCGTGCCTCCTGGCACGACGGGCGGCGGTGGCGGCGTTCCGGCCGGCGCATGGGCCGATGCCAGCGGCACAGCCATTACAGACGATAGCGGCACGGCGATAACCGACTGAAGGATGGGATATCGAATGTTGCGTTACGCTCTCTTTGCGTTGCCGCTGCTATTCGTGGGCACGGCAAGCGCGCAGGTTGTCAACACGATCGACAATCATGCGGCTATCTCTGCTCCGGTGGTTACGACGGACGAAATGCTGTTGTGGCGAACGCCTTCGACCACGGCCAAGGCAACCGTTCAGCAGCTCTACAACATGGCCGGCGCAAGCGGGGATTGCTCCGGGTCCGGTGGTCCTGTCGTCTCGCTCGTCTGTAGCCTTGCAGCGTCCAAGATCACGTCCGGCACGTTCGCCGCGGCACGTCTGCCATTGCCTACGGCAGTGACGATTGGCGGCGTGGAGTCGATCGCACCTGTTACGCACCAGTTCGTTACCTCAATCTCGACCAGCGGCGTTCCCTCGCTCGGGCAGCCCGCCGCAGCCGATCTGAGCGACGGCACTCTGACTTTGAGCGGTGCTCAGGTCGGCAATGCTATGCGCAACGGCGCCGCTCCCACGGTCACGGCCTGCGGTACGTCGCCAACCGTAGGGGCGGGATCAACCGACTACAGCGGCACAATCAACGTCGGGTCGGGCACCGTCACGGCTTGCACGGTCACGTTTTCGACCAGCCATTCCCCGGCGCTGCGGTGCTGGGTTGCCCCGAGCAACCCGATTGCCTACGGCACGAACCCCAGCACCACAGCCCTTCCCGTTACCTTTGCGTCGTCGCTTGGCGCTGGAAAGTTTGATTACGGATGCAACTGAACCAGCGCAAACTTCTTGGCGGTGTTGCCGCAGCAGCGTTGACTGCGGGCAGCGCGCAAGGCCAGGTGCTGACCAGCGGTGGTAAGATTGTCACCAGCGGCGGAAACGTGGTGCTGGCGCCTCCTGTCCCGGCGCCTTCGGCCGGTGGGCTGCTGAGCACGCAAGTCACCCTGACCAACCCGGCAGGGCAGCCAACGCAGGTTAATCCCTACTTTTCGTTTGGCCTGCCGATCGCGCGCAGTCAGTATCCGGCAACCGGCTTCAAGCTGGCGCTGTATGATGCGCCGGGCTCAACCAAGATCACTGACTTGCAGGTCGATCAGACCGCCTCGGGTTGGGTGCCGGATGGCTCGCGCAACTATGCCGTTATCACCGGGCGCGCTACGGGCACGACTCTGGCGGCGGGCGCTACCGCGACATTCACGGTTAAGGCAGAGGCTGGCACGCCGCCCGCAACGCCGGTTTGCACCACGGCGACTCTTGCCGCCAACAGTGATATCAAGGCAGTTTGTGTCATTGGCACAGACACTTTTACCGTTTCGGTCAATACGATTATCGCAAATTTCTCGGGTGCTCCTGCTACGAATCCGCAAGGTTCCATTCGGCAATGGAAGTCTGGACCGACTGCGTGTGAATGGTCCTTTGGGCAATATCTCAAACGTGACAGCGATGGCGGATATCATCGGTGGGCTTATCTGAAGCTCTATGTGACGGCACTTTCCGCCACTGGTCCGTTTATCGTGCGTGGGCTGCTGGAAGATGTGCAGTCTTACGGAGCCAATCCGCAAGGGACTGTTGGGACGGTGGCGGTTGATGCGCCTCCTGTTGTTGTCGATTCAATCGACGTGTTCAACGGAGCGAGTTTCATCGGCGCCCTGGGCGGTGTGAACGATCTTAACAACGGCACGTTCGCGCCGGCCAATGTCAATATCTCTCAGGCTGGTATGACGCCGACGTTTCAAGGCGGCCTTACTGCAAGTCAGGTTCTTTCCTCTACTCCGCGTAATCCTATTGGGTTCGTTACCACGGGGACTCTGCCGGCTGGCCTTGGGCCGGCATCTACGACGACATATTGGGCTGCGATCGATCCAGCGAACAGGGCGATCGGCACCGTCATTCCATGCACAAGCCGGCTTTTTGCCACGCGGATTGTGTGGGCTGGCTTTGTCAAGATGGCTGCGCCTACGTCTGGTCTAAGCGTTGCGATTAATAAGTGGATTTACTCCAACGGCGGCGTTTACTACAGCTCAGCGGCCGGTGTTAGCACTGGTGCGCAGCCAACCGGAGCGGTGTTTGCTGACAACAGCGCGGGCGGGACTCTCGTTTGGACTCTGATTTCGGCGCAGATCACGAGTCAAGGCACCGGCACGCATACGATGGTTATGAAAGCGGCCATTTCCGGTGCAAGCAAGGCGCCGATTATGGCGCCGGACACCTATCCGTTTTGGAGTGGCGCGGGGAGCTTGCCGAAACTCGTTGTTGGATACGATCGCAACTATGTTGTCGGGCAGACCAAGTGCTGTCCTCCGCTCGATCCGGCGATTGTAGCGACTCCCTGGGTTGGAACGCTGCCACGCTATGTTCAGAATATGACATTGCTGCCGGGCAATCTAAGTCTTTTCGATATCGGAGATGGCGGTGAAGCGACGATGGACGAACGTATTAATATGTTCAGTCCTACTGCATTTGCCTCGATCTGCCTGCCAACGGATGTCGGCATGGCAATGTCATGTCGGTTAATGGCTCTGAGCTTTATGGATCGGGAGTTGTTCTGGCGCGACGAGAGAGCGCAGCAAATTCCTGTTGTGAATTATGGGCCGACTCGGTTGGGGAACAGCACTTATCCGGGAATGCCGCCTCTCAATACGGGTCTGGCGCTCAATTCTGGAAGTCCGACCGGCTCGCCAGCTAGAATCAGATATTCGGGCTGGAATGGTTATGGCGGGAGTTATTCCGACAATCAGACAGGGGATGCCACGCACATTCCCCATATCTTCTATTGGCCGGCTATAACCACTGGCGATCCGATGTTTTTTGATGCGTCTCTTGAGCTTGCGAGTTTCGTGCTGGCTTCGTCAGGGTCCGGTCAACAAATTCGTACGGGCGTTTTTGGAGGTCTGAATTATACCGCAGCATTTCCTCTATTCGAGCAGGTTCGTGGAATTGCGCACACACTCAAGATATTCTCTCAGTGCGAATGGATTTGGCCCGACAATCATCCGGCAAAGCCATATTTAACGGATGTAATGGATGACACCGCCGTATTCGCGACTCTTTGGACCAACGCTCATGTCGGGCCAAATGGTCAGTCAGTAGGTTTCATTCCATCCGTTATCGCCCCTCCGTCTCCTAACGGTGTTTTCTTTGAGCCGTGGATGATGGGTTATCTGCAAATCGCTGTGCTGGGCGAGGTTCTAAAGGGCAATCGCCCTGGGTTTAGGACTTTCATCGAGAACTATCTGTGGAAGGCGTGGCTTCCGCTCTATGACAGCGATGTTGGCGGGAGTGAGCAGCTTATTGATGCTCAATGGACTGTCATAGCCAGTCCATCGGCTGTCAATCCGCCAGCCGAGTCGAGCTTCATGTTGACAGTTCCTAACAGATGGACTGCCGTGCCTGTCGTGTTCAAGGCGTTCACGGTAATTCCGCCGCCGACAAAGCTGTTCATTCATGGAATTCTCTCCGCTCAGTCGCAGACGACTTACGTGTATCGCAATCCGGGTGTGAGTGGACAGGCATGGACGGCTAATGCCTACGGATTAACGACGCGTGCGGCGTGTGAGATGGGAGCGATGGCTGGGATTCCTGTCTATACGAAAATCGCCGATCGCATCAACGCATTCATCGCCTCTTTCTATTCCAACGATGTGTGCAACTGGACGTTGCAAGGGCCTAACGGCGTAGGAACGTCGCCCGGCAACAACAACGGCCTTATGTATGCGATGAAGCGCCAGTGAGCAGAGTCCAGCTTGCAGGCGGCGCATACACCGCTCATAGCATTATCGCGAATTGCCAGCGCAGCCTTAATTTGTTTGGCGAGAAGAACCCTGGTGACGCTCCTGTCTCTTTCACCTATTACCCAACACCGGGAACGCGACTGCTCGGCGCAGCGCCGACTTCCGGTTGGCGCGGCCTCTACACCGCGACGAACGGCAACCTGTATGGCGTTTGTGGAAATACAGTCTACTCGATAACGCCGGGGTGGACATTCATTCCGATTGGCACAATCGGAACGTCATTCAACCCGGTTAGCATGGACGATAACGCGACTACGCTGGTTGTCGTGGACGGATCGACAAACGGCTATGCGGTGGACCTCGCCGCAACGACGATGACAAGGATCACATCCAACGCATTTTATGGCGCCGATCATGTGGCGTATATCGACACGTATTTTCTGTTTAACAAACCCGGCACGCCGCAATTCTATTCGAGCAACAGCAACTCGCTTATTTTCGATCCGCTGTGGTTTGCGAACAAGGTAGCGTATGCGGACTATCTGATAACGCTGGCGGTTGCGCATCGCGAGATATGGTTGATCGGGCAGACGACTTCGGAAGTGTGGATTGACGCTGGCAATCCTGCGTTTCCCTACCAAGCCATGCAAGGCGTGTTTATCGACTACGGATGTGCGGCTAAATACTCGGTTGCTAAAACCGACAATGCGCTGTTCTGGCTGGCGCGAGACAAGACGGGGCAGGGGATTGTTTTGCGCGGCGCGTCCTACGAGGTCAAACGCATTTCAACTCATGCCATTGAGCAGGCGATTGCCAAATACGGCTCGATATCGGATGCGATTGGATACTGCTATCAGATGCAAGGGCATGTCTTCTATGTCCTGATCTTTCCCCAGGCCGATAAAACCTGGGTATTCGATATCGCAACCGAGCAATGGCACGAATGGGCGTGGCTTGATGCTGATGGTCGCGAGCATCGTCACCGGGGAAATTGCTACGCCTTTGCCTATGGCAAGAATGTCGTTGGCGACTGGCAAAACGGCAATCTCTATGCACTAGAGATGGGCACGTATACCGACAATGGCGATCCTATCAAGCGCGTGCGTGGCTTTCCGCACATGATGAAAGACGGCAAGCGCGTAATGTATCGGCAGTTCATCGCTGACATGCAGGTTGGCGCTGCGACTGCCTCTGGCAGTCCGGCTGTCAGCCTGCGGTGGTCAGACGATCGGGGCGCGAGCTGGAGCAATCCAATTCAGGGCAGCCTTGGCGCGACTGGCGAATACCTGACTTCGATTCAGTGGCAGAGGCTCGGCATGGCGCGCGATCGCGTCTTCGAGCTGGTGTGGAGTGAGCCGGTACAAACGGCACTGAACGGCGCGTTTATCGATGGGAAGGTTGCTGTCTCATGACTGGCTATTCTGACTATGCCGCCCGCAAAATCCTCGATCATTCGGTGGGCAAGACATCTTGGACGATGCCGACCGCATACATGGGCCTATGGACCACGCTGCCGAGCGACGCGGGGACTGGCGGGACTGAGGTTTCGACCGGCTCATACGCCCGCGTAGCGACCTCTAGCGCCACATGGAACGCGGCGGCTGGTAGCGCCCCGGCGTCTACAAGCAACGCCTCCGCCATCACGTTCCCCACGTCCACAGGCTCCTGGGGGACGGTGGTTGGATGGACGCAGAATGACGCTCCCACGGCCGGCAACATGATCTTCTCCGATTACTTCGGGGGGTTCCTCTGGCTTCCGTTCACATGCACCAGCGCGTCGCCCGGCGTATTCACGGTGCCGGGGCACGGCTACAGCAACGGTGATACCGTGGTGGTTACGGCGGAGGATGGCGGCACGCTGCCTGCCACGGGCGGCTCATTTGCCGGGCTCCTGACCGTGGCGGGTGTCACTACGGACACCTTCAATGTCGGCGTGAACACCACCGGCACCGGCAGCGGCATGGTGCGCAAGGTGGTCGCGCAGACAATCGGTTCTGGCGTGACGCCTTCGTGGGCTGGCGGCGCGCCTGGCGCATTCGTGCTGACGCTTGCCTGATGGATTACGCAGGACTCAAAGCTGAGATTGCCAAGCCTGCGTATGCCGGAATGACGGATGCGCAGATTGCCGCGGCCATCAATACGAATACTGTCACGACGCAACTTGCTCCGCTGCAAGTGAATGGGGCGCAGATTTACAATGCCATCGTGCCGGCCGAATTCGCTGCGCTGACCATTGCACAGCAACAGCTTGTGCGGGACGTGTTCGGGCTGGGCGATGGGATAGACGTATCGGCCAACACCAACGCTCGTACGGTTCTGGCGAATGCGTTTGGTGCTGCGACTGTTAGCCGGGCTAATTTGCTGGCGCTCGCTACGGTCACGCAGACGATTGCAAAGAGCCTTGGGTTTGTGTCGGTAAACGATCAGGAAGTGCTCGCTGCGCGCAAGTGGAGTGCGTCATAAATGGCGAGCACGGCTCGATGGATTATCGACACCAACTGGACGGCGGCCACGTTCACCGCTGGCGATCTCAACTCGCTGGCAAGTGGCGGATGTGCGGTTTCGACGGGAGCGATTACGAATAGTACGGCGCTCGACATTTACGCGGACGTGTCCGCCATTGTGACCGTGGGAGGCACGACGACTGCGACCAGCTTCCTAACTCTATATGTTCTGCCATTGCAGCAAGATGGGACGACGTATGGCGATGGCGCGGCGTCGTCAAGTTCGGTGCAGCCGGTGGCGAGCTATCTTGCTGCATCGTGCATGGTGAAGTCGGGAATTACAAGCGGCAACACCATTTCCTCGATGTGGCGCCAGATTGTTTTGCCTCCCGGAAATTTTGTTTTCGCGCTTGGGAACAACCTTGGCGTTGCGCTCAACGCTACGGCGGCGCTGACCTTGAAGTATCGCAGCTTCAATGAAAATCTGAACGCTTAGGGTAACGTGGTATGGCAGTTGCGCGGAAGGGTCGCGCCGGCATAGTTACGCCGGGTCGCGTTCCGACACTGCCAGTCGAAATAGATTGGTCGCATCCGCTCGCGAACGGATTGATTGCCTGCTACGTTCCGGGTGGCACGCGAGGAATTGTCGATCTTGCTGGCAATGGCCCGCTGCTTACGATGGGCAGCGGCGCGAAGATCGGTCCCACATCCGCTGGCGCTGGGCTGGTCAATACGGCGTCTACTGCTGGGGCGTCATCGTCCAATATTCCCGCCCTATGGCAGTTGTCCAATGCAGGGACGCTGTTCGTATCTGCGGACTTTCTTGCTACGCCGAGCGTCGGAAATGGATGGCTGTGGGGTCTAAGTCACAGCGCCACGAATACGTCTCCGTTTACAGATTATGGCTTATTCGTCGATTTTACGACTAAAAAGCTGGCATTTTCGTATAATGCTGCCGGCACTGCTGTATCGCAACTAGCGTCGTTTATAGCTCCCACAACAGGGCATCATTCGGCGGCTGTTTCGTTTATCGCTGGCGGTGCCATCGCGATCTATCAAGACGCGTTGCCATACGGGTCCGGCACATGGAGTGGTGCGGGACCGAGTTATGTTAGTCCGGTTGCTGGGTTGGGGGGGAATGTTCCTTCTCCGACTAGGATTAGCGACACCGGCATTGCTATTGCCCTGACTTATAACAGGGCGCTTTCAGCAGCCGAAATTGCGGTTCTTGACGCCGATCCGTTTTGTATGCTGCGGGCGGTGCGTCGGCCGGTTTTTGGCTCTATCATATCGCTGCCACTGACGAGTCAAGGTTCTGCGTTTTCGTTTGGGCGTGGCGCTCTTTCCCTTTCTCAGCCTCTTGCGGCGCGGGGGGCCGCTTACTCCCGAGGGCGTGGCGCACTTACTCTAAGCCTCGCTCTGGCATCGCGGGGCGCTGGATATTCGCGCGGTCAGGGCGCGCTCTCGCTCACTCAGCCCCTCGCTGCGCGGGGGGCCGCTTATTCCCACGGACGAGGCGCGCTCTCGCTTTCTCAGGCGCTCGCCTCGCGGGGCGCGGCTTTCTCCCACGGGCGCAGTGCGCTCACTTTCAGCTTTACGCTTGCCTCCCGTGGCGCGGCGTTCTCTCAAGGTCGGGGAGCGCTCTCGCTCGCCCAAGCTTTGACCTCCCTGGGCAGCGCGCGGGCACAGGGGCAGGGTGTTCTATCGCTTTCGCAGCCCCTGACTTCGCGTGGCGCGGCGTTCTCGCGCGGGCGCGGCACGCTCACCCTGTTTCTGCCCCTCGCTCTGACCTCGCTCGGCAGCGCGAGATCGACGGGCAAGGGAAGCCTGGTCCTATCCCTTGCACTGACATCGCAAGGGTCTGCGTTCAGCCGGGGCAGCGGCGTTCTGACGATCGGCAGCACGCCGCTGGCGCTGGTGTCGCGCGGCATCGCGTTCAGTCACGGCCAGGACGTTCTCACCCTTCCTGTTATCGTGGCGCTGCATTCCAGAGGGCAGGCGTTTGCACACGGCGGCATGGTGCGTGGCGGCCAGCAAGGCACTGGCACTCTGACCCTGAAGCCGTTTGTTCCGTTCCAGAACATTGTCGATATCGGCTTTCCACAGCGCGGTTATCCGATGGTCGATCCCAAGACAGGGCTAATCAACGAGACTTGGTATCGCTTCATGCAATCGGTTTGGTTGCGAGGCGGCGGCAATATAGGAACCTGATGCGCTTTTTCCATCGCCTCTCATCCAACGTCAATGTGGCGGCGTTGCTTCATGCGGTCGCGCGGCAGCCCGGTTTGTGGAATGCGCATCGGTTTCGCACGACGTATCCGAATACGCCGCATTCCGCTGTTGACGATATCTGGCTGCGGTTTTCCGATGAAACCAAATGCGACACCACCAGCACTGTCATAGGTGACGATTTTCCGGTTTGGCACGAAGCAGCGATTGCCTTGCCGCAAGCGCGACAGGTCATTCTTGATCTTATGCGTGCGGTGGACGCCTATGCGCTCGATCGCTGCCTGATTACGCGGCTGCGGCCGGGCGGGCGCATTCCGCAGCACGCGGACAACGACGGTTCGTATGTCAACGACCATGACCGCTCGCGCTATCATGTGGTGCTGCAAGGGTTGCCGGGATCGCTCTATCACTGCGGCGACGAGACGGTGCAGATGCTGACCGGCGAGGTATGGTGGTTCAATGCGCTGGTTGAGCATTCGGTCGAGAACAACAGTGCCGATGATCGCATTCATCTTCTAGTCGATCTGCGGATTTGGCCGTGATTACAGCGCAGGTCGAAGCGTGGTCGTCGTGCCTTCCCGAGATGATCGAGCTTTTCCCAGAGCACTATAAAGCGCTGGCGCTAGAGCAAGAGCACGTACCGTTATCGCCGGATTACGGCACGTATCGAACGCTCGAAAGTGGCGGAAAGCTGCTTGTCGTGACCGTGCGGGAGGACGGTCAGATGGCAGGATATTTCGTCGGCTTCGTGATGCCGTCGCTGCATTACTCAACGTGCCTGGAATGCAGGACGGACATTTTCTGGGTTGTGCCGGAATGTCGCAAGGGGGGGCGCAACGCCGGAAAGATTCTGTTTCGTGGAGTCGAGAACGAGTTGCGCCGTCGCGGTGTGCAGCGGTGGTTTGTCGGAACCAAGCTGCATCAAGATGCAGGCGCGTTGTTTCTGTCTCTCGGGTTCAGGCCGATTGAAATGTTTTACTCCAAATGGCTAGGCGAATGACATGGTAGCTGCAATTGGCGCTATCGGGGCGGTAGCTGCGGCTGGCATCGGCGCTGCGGCATCGAGCAGTGCGGGCGGCGCGCAGGCGGCAGCATCAGGAAACGCGGCTGCGCAGAATCTTGCCGAGTTTCAGCTTAATTACAACACGGCGCATCCGTTCGTTGATATTGGACAGAACGCCGGAAACAAGCTGACTGATCTGGTTAACAGCGGGCAAATGGGCGAGACGCCCTGGCAATATCGTCCTGCCGAGGATGCCCTTAACCGGCTGCCACAGAACGCCAATCTTCCTGGCGCTCCGACGCTGCCGAATACGCCGAATCTGCCGAACGCCAATTTGCCGGGTGCGCCGACTTTCGAGACGGCCAATTTGCCTGGGGCACCGACGCTGCCCGGCGCCCCGCCGCCCATGACACAGGCGCAGCTAGAGGCGACGCCAGGCTATCAGTTCAATCTCTCGCAAGGGCTCAAGGCAGCACAGAGCGCGGCGGCGGCGAAAGGGCTTGGCGTTTCCGGCGCGGCGCTAAAGGGCGCTTCCACTTATGCGACTGGCCTTGCCGATAGCACCTATCAGAACCAATTCAACAACGCGCAGCAGATTTACACCGACCTGTTTAACAATGCTCAGACTGGTTACACGGATGCGTTCAATACCGGACAGCAGCGATACACTGACGCATTCAACAATGCGCAGCAGGGATATACGGACGCCTTTAACACGGGGCAGCAAAATTACTCGGATGCGTTTAACACCGCGCAGACAGGATACCAGAACCAGCTTCAGAACGTGCAGCAGAACTATCAGAACCAGTTCAATACGCAGCAGCAAGCGTATAACAATGCTTTCCAGACCAACCAAGCGCAAGCCACCGGGTTTATGAATCTCGGGCAGGCGCAGACCAACCGCCTCAATCAGCAATTTGCCAATCTGCTCGGGGCTACGGCCATTGGATCGAATGCGGCGGCGCAGCTTGGATCGCAGGGAGTCACATCGGCAGCGAATAGCGGAAACTTCCTGACACAACAGGGTGCCGCGCAAGCGAGCGGCTTGATGAACACGGGGAATGCGCTTAGTGGCGGCATTCAGAATGCGGTCAATCAGTATCAACAGTCCAATATGTTGCAAAGCGTTCTAGCGCAGCAAAATCCCTTGCTGACCAACTCCTATGCAAGCGCACCGGGAGCCAATACGAACTTTAACATGGCGCAGACTCCGGCCTATCCCACAGCGGGAGCTATGGACCCGACAGGCATCGGCTATCAGCCCGCCTTCCTCTCTGGTGCGAGTATCTACTAATGCCTGACCAGACCATGCCTAATGTATTCATTCCGCAGTTTCAGAATCCTCTCGCGCTTGCGCAGCAAGGCGCAGACTTGCAAAGCGCGCTCTATCGGAATCAGCTTTTCAAGAGCAAGCAGGCTGCCGGGCAGGCGTTTCAAGGTTCGATCGGTCCTGACGGATTGCCCAACCAAAACAAGTTGTTGCAGGGGCTGGCCGGTAATCCGAATGCCGCCATGTCGGCGCAGGAGTCGGCGCAGGCTGGGCAGAATCTTCAGAACACGTCACAGGGGCGAGGACAACAGGCGCAGACTGCGGTTAATCAAGGCATCGCATCGCTGCTCACGCTGCCCGAAGATCAGCTTAACGGACAGGTCATTAAGCAAAAAATAGCTGCACTGACGCAAGCTGGCGCAATCACACCGCAGGATGCGCAAGCCGCCGAGTCCGATCTGCCACCGGATGGTTCTCCTGCGGCTTCATACAAGCAATATGCACTTCGGCATTTGGTGTCGAATCTCGCTGGTCCCCAACAGGTGCAAACAATCTTCGGGACGCAAGGGACTGTCGATACAGGGGCTGCGACTGTTCCGGTCAATCGGGCATCCGCCCCGATGGGTGGCGCAATGACTGTGCAACCCGGTGCCGTTCCTAATGAGGGAATGCAGCCGCAATATATCGTTGATCCGAATTCGCCGCCCGGCGCACCGCGCTATCTGCAAGTGAACACGCCGCGCAATGTCGCAGCGCCAAGCCAGTATGCCGCTCCGAACATGGGCAGTGGCGGCTATCGTCCGCCGGGTGCCGCTCCTGGCGCTGTTCCCGCAGGCGCGGCACCACAGGCGGGCGGCGGTGCCGCGCCTCCTGTAGCGCCTACGGCTCCGGCCGGATCGACGCTCGCCGCACCACCGCAGAATCTGCCGGAAGCGAATGTTGCGGATCAGAACAAGTTTGTTCAGGATCAGGCGGGGCTTCCTGCCGTTCGGCAAAATATGGTCAATCTTGCACATGCAAATGATGCGTTGAAGCTTATCAGCTCAACTGGACCCGGAACTGAAGGCGCACACCAACTCTATTCGTTCCTCAATGCGCAAGGTGTGCTGCCGAAGGATATGGCAGACAATTCGACCAACTATGATCTTTTCCGGAAATACGCGGAAAAGTATGTGATCGATAGCTCTGGTGGTCAGAATACCGACGCTGGCCGAGCTATGACAGCGGCATCGAATGCCGGAACGGGCATCGGCACTGCGGCCAATCAGGAAGTGCTTCGGAACGAGATTGCTAGGCAGCGCAATTCGGTGGTGCAAGTGTTGAGCGCGCCGGATCAGCGAACCGGCTCCGGTTATCTGTCGCACTCCGCAAACTTCGGTGGCAAGATCGATCAGCGCGGCCTTGTCACTGATCTCTATACACCAGAGCAGAATGCCGCTTATAGAAAGTCGCTGAAGGGTCCGGCTCTGGATCGCTACTTGCGCGCGATGGGAATGGCCGCTGCATTCAAGCTGAACGGATCGCAAGGCGCAGCGCCGACAGGCGGCGGAATGCAATAAGCGATGCCCAACAGCGCATACGATCAGCTATTTGATCTGGTCGGGAAAAATGCCAACGTTGATCCGCAGCTTGCAAAAACCGTCTTTCACTTAGAAAGCAGCGGCAATCCTGGCACGGTTGATTCTGAGGTTGGCGCGCAAGGGCCGATGCAGCTCATGCCGCCGCTGCAAAAGCACTATGGCGTCACCGATCCGCACAAGATGGAACAGGCCGTGCCAGCGGCAATGGCCTATTTGCGGGAAGGGCTCGATAAGACGGGCACGCCGGCTGGCGCGCTCGGATACTACTTTTCCGGCTCGGCCAATCCGGCAAGTTGGGGGCCAAAAACCCTAGCCTACATCGCCAAGGGACAGAGCCTGTATCCCTCCATGGCGGTTAACCCCACGTCACAAGGAACACCCGCGCCAGTGCCACAGCCGGCAGCCGATCCATACCTTGAGCTTGGGAAGGCGCTGGACGCGGGAAGTGTTCCTAGCGGCGCAGATGCGAATACAGTTCTGCAAAATCTGCGGACTGGCGGCACGGCACCCGCAGCCGCCGGAGCGTCTGACGGCAGCGCAGACCCTTATCTTGCCTTGGGGCGCGCGCTCGATCAGCAACAGAGCGCCACGCCACCGCCCGCGCAGGCTGCCGCTGCTCCTCCCGTGGCGGCTCCTGCCGCTGCGCCACAGGGGCCAATGCTCGGCAGCCCTGCCTTGCAGCAGTTCACCGAGGGCACGACGCAAGGCGTTCGTGATGTAAGCAACACGCTTGCGCGTGGTGTTGGCGCAGTCAATCAGGCGGTGCCGTTTCTGGGCCGCCTGGATGCAGCTACGGGCATTGATCCTGCTGCCATGCAGGCGAACCTTGCCGCCCGCCAACAGGCGTTTCAGGCATCCCCAGCGGGCCAATCGCTTGCTGGCGGGGCAGGGCGTCTGGTCGGGCAAACGGCGGTTACGGCGCCAGCCATGGGGCCGATTGGAGATGCCGCAGGGGCTGGCGTCAATCTCTTGGCACAGGGGGCGGGGCGTATCGCTCCGGTGCTCGGACAGGCGACAAATGCGCTCGGTGATTTCATCGGCGGCACCGCGAGCGCTCCGGTCGGCGGATCGGCCAACGCCATCGTTCGCGGCCTGTCCATGGGCACTCAGGGCGCGCTACAGGGCGGCGCACTTGGGGCCGCTACGTCGGGACAGTCCAACGTGCCGCTCGCCACACAGGTCGGCATGGGGGCGCTGGGCGGCGCTGTTGCCGGGCCAGTGCTCGGAACGTTGGGCGCTGGAGGCAATGCGCTGCGCACGGTGGCGACCGGCGGCAATCTTAGTTCGCCGCGGGCGAAGCTGGCCGATTTGGCTGTGAACAAATATGGGCTTCCTCTAACTGTCGATCAGATAAGCCAAGACCCGTTCACACAGAAAGCCGGGCAGATGCTACGACAACTGCCCATGACGGGGATGGGCACGAAGGATTTGCAAGCGCCGTTCAATGCGGCTGTCGCAAAGACGTTTGGTGCCGATCTTTCGCAAAGCGACGGCCGGTTTACCGCGCCTGTCATGCAGGCTGCCAAGAAAGGTTTGGGACAGACATTTGACGCCATCGCGCAGCGCACGACAATCGTACCGGACCCGCAGTTTCTTACTGATCTCGGGGCCGTCGCACAGGATGCCAAGCGAGTACTCAATCCTGCGGACTATAATCGGGTGACGAGTGCGGTCAGTGATATTCGCGATGCCTTACAGAGCAACAAAGGCGTCATTCCCGGTGACGTATATCAGTCCTTGACGCGCAGCAATCGGCCGCTCGATCGCTTGGAGAATAGCACCGATCCAGACGTTGCGTTTTATGCTCAGGGCGTTCGGAATGCGTTGGATGATGCGTTCCAACGGTCGGCGGGGCAGTCCGATCAGGCGCTACTTTCTCAGACGAGATTGCAATACAAGAATATGATGACGGTGGCGCCGCTGGTCGCGAAATCCGCAACGGGGGATATCAGTCCTGCCTTGCTCAATGGACGTGTGACGACGAGCTTTGGCAACCGAGCCTTTCAAGGTGCTGACGATCTCGGGGAGTTGGCGCAGATCGGCCAAGCGTTCGTCACGGGGCCGAGAGACTCTGGCACGCCGGCAGGAATGCGGGCGCTCAAGTATTTGGAGAATCCTTTGGCGGCGGTTGGGGCGGCGGGAGGCAGCGCGTATCTGTCACCGCTCGCGGCGGCGGCTGGCGCGGGCACCTACGGCACCGCCATCGCAGGGCAACGGCTACTTGCGCACCAGTTGCAGAATCCGGCGGTGGTCAATCGACTGATCCAGAGCGGCCTTGGGAATCCTGCCGCAACGCCAATGCTCAACAGGCTGGGGGCGGTGATTGGACCGCAGCTACAGCCGGCGGCCATTCTCGCCGGGCAGCGTTTCCAAGGAGCCGGTGGAACGCCGCCATAGGCGGGGGCTTTTCTGATATTCGATCGGGAAAGAGGCGACAAACCAAGCGATTACGACGGCAACGCCGATCCCGGCAAAGTTCTTGAAGTCACCATGATTGCCGACAAAGAACACGACAGCGGCGAAGCCGAACAGGACGGAAAAGACGAGGAAGGCTAGGATGCGGGCGAATTGGCCTCCCGCAAGCCAGCAATAGAGCAGCGCCAGCGCCAGCAAGCCGCCTGCGATCCAGACCACGAACCATCCCCCTTACATTTCGGATTCAACATGGCGACTCTGCTCCCCCCCGGCAAGCTTCAGTTTTGCGACAGTGATGGCAAACCGCTCGCTGGCGCCACAATCGACTTCTTTGTCCCTGGGACCAGCGATCGCAAGGACACCTGGCAGGACTCCGCTGCCACGATCCTGAACACCAACCCGGTTGTGCTGGATAGCGCCGGGGAGGCGGTGCTGTTCGGGCAGGGGATTTACCGCCAGGTGCTGACGGACGCGGCCGGCAACCTGATTTGGGATCAGGAAACCTCCGATGGCACGAGTTCCACAGGCAACATTACTGTCACAGGAAACATCACGGCCAGCGGTGATGTGTCGATCGGTGGTGATCTTGGCGCTGGCACGATTACCGTTCCTGGGACTGCTACGCTCGGCGCAGCGACGTTCAGCGGTGACGGTTTTTACAGCGGGCCGACTGGCTCGATTACGATTTCTGCAAATAACTTCAATATGTTTACCGGATGGATGGTGGCGGGAGCCGCAGATACGAGTATCTTTGTAACTAATCTTACGTCTGTCAATTCTAACCATGCCTGGTTTGGATATTTGGGAACGAACGTCGGCAGCATCACGTCCCGCGATGGCGCAACCACGTCCTACAACACCACATCGGACTACCGCCTGAAAACAACGTTCGGGCTGTATGCGCCGGAAAGCCTTATCGACACCGTGCCCGTCTACGATGGCGCGTTCAACGCTGCTCTGTCCGTTCGGCGGCCGGTGTTTCTCGCGCACGAGCTACAGGCGCGCGCGCCGTGGGCCGTGCAAGGCGAGAAGGACGCGGTTGGCAAAAGCGGTGGCATCATTCCGCAACAGGTTGATCATTCCTCGCTGGTGCCGCTGCTGTGGGCTGAGATGCAGAAGTTGCGTGCGCGTGTCGCGGCGCTGGAGGCTGGCAAGAGTTAGGTTATGGTGGCTCCTCAGCATTCCTTTGTTCCTGTTCCTGACCCTACTGCGCTGACAGTTGACATGCTGCGGCGTGAGTTGGGCGGCCTTCGGGAGTTGCTGAGCACGCGGATTGATTCCGTCGAAAAGGCCAGCGAGACGTTCCAAACCAACCTGATGCGTGTTCCTACGGAGGTTGAAAAACAAGTTGCTCACCTTCGCGCTCTGACCGATCAGAAGTTCGCAACTGTGGATTCGACGTTTGCTGAGCGGCGGGATTCGGTTATTGCCGCATTGACCGCGATGAAGGATGCTGTGGCCGCGCAGAATACCAGCAATGTTGCAGCGGTAACGAAAAGTGAGGCTGCCGTTACAAAGCAGATTGACACGATCTACGGCCAGCTTGCCGAAACCAAGAACGTGATGAATGACAAGATCGAGGCTATCAACTCACGCCTCAATCGGGGTGAGGGCGCGCAGACTGGCCGTGCTGCGGACACGGCGCGCAACATCGCCATCGGCGCGTTGATTATTGCGGCGTTCGGTATCGGCATGGCTTATCTGAACAGTCAGCGCGTGGCTACAGCGCCGCAAGGTTTTTCTGCTCCTGCCGTGACCGTCGAGCCGAAGAAGACCACACCATGATGCAACGCATGTCTGTCCTTGAGGAACGGGAAATGTCTCACATGGAGCCACCGCGCAAGCGTGCGTGGCTTCAGGCTTTGGCGGTTGCTATTGCACTTGCCTTCGTGTGTTGGTTGTAGCAAGGAGTAAAGTGCCGTGGAATTGCTGTTGATAATCGTCGTCCTTTGTCTCATATTTGGCGGTGGTTTCTACGGATACAATCGCTATGGTGGCGGCGGTTTCGGCGCCAGCGGTATGCTGCCAATCCTCCTAATCATCGTCGTACTCGTGCTCCTGTTCGGTGGTGGATACGGTTTCTTCTATCACGGGCGCTGGTGACATATGACATTCGATCTCACCGGCATTGAAACGCAAATCCTAACCGGCGTCGGCATTGCCATTGGCGGTATGCTCATTGCCTTCGGCCAGCGTTTGCTTGCATGGATGAACGTTAAGCTATCCGTCGCGCAGAAGGCCGAGCTAGAAGACAATGCTGGCAAGGCGCTTGCTTTCGGCATTTCCCAAGCACAGCACGAGATTGCGGCGAAGGGCTGGGACCATATCGATGTCAAGGATCACGTCCTGGCAGCGGCCACGGCCTATGCGATCGACAAATTTCCTGACTCGCTGGCGCGCGTTGGCGTGGATACGTCAAAGCCGATCGAGGCCGCGCAGAAGCTGGCCGACGTTATGGAAAGAAAGTTTCCCGAGGCCGTTACGGTTGCCGCGGCGTCGCCGGCAACGCCTGAAGTGCCTGAACCCGTCGTGCCCGTGGTGGACGTAAAGGCGCTGGTGCGGTAGGCATGCGGTTAGAGTGTAGAGCAAAAGGCGTCAGGCGCGAGCCCGGCGCCTTTTTTGTTGTACGATCACCACCCCTGCCAGGCCAGTCAACAGCGCAGCGATTGATGCGGGCTCGGGCACCGGATCGGGCGGCGGATCACCGACCCGCTGATAGAAGCCGGTTTCCGTAAATGTCTCGACGCCATCGATGAATGAGGCGTTCCAGTTCATTCCGTCACCTTCATAGGTGAAAGCCTGATCGGAGCTAAGGTTGATGTGAAAGGAGCCGGCGAGCAATTCGCCCTCGAATGTCAGAATGACGGATGCGGACGATTCGACGTTGGGAAACTGGAACCCGGAAATCCAGCCGGCCGGTGGCGGCTGCGCGTCACAGCATGGCGGATTGCAGGGCGGGAAGGGTTGACCGCAACTGGCATCGAACATCAATGAGCCAGAACGATAAGCCGCGTCGCTCACGGTGATTGAGCTGTCGTTAAAGGGTAACGTGAATGCCGGATCGCTCCATCGGTATGTGACATTGGCGGCAGCAGGCGGCGCTCGGGCGATGAGCAGGCAGGCGGCGGCTGCGGTTATGGTTGTGGCTTTCATTGGTTCGTCCCTCCCGTTTTGTATTAGTTCGTTGGCCGTAGGTTGGCATATCGCAATCTTATTTGCAATCGGTCACACGGGATCGCCAAGGCTGTCGGCAGCCTCATGGGCGCCCTTCTTATCGTCGTAAAGCCAAAGCTCAACCTGCCACTGTATCCACTCGGCAAGCTCCTGCTTCATCGCGTTTGTGGCGTCTGGATTGAGGAAGTGCTCTGCAAGATCGTAGCTTTTCGGATCGATCAGCATACCTTCGCGGGCCACGTTCGCCTCCTGGGGGTTATGTCGCGTCTCGTAGAGATCGCAGATAGGCTTGCAGCCGGAACAGCCACTCGGAGGGGTATGTCTTGTCCTCCCGCACGCGGAACCCGACGATCCTCGTTCCCGGTTGATCTGGGTCCGGAGAGCTTACGGCTGACACAGCCCATTCCGGTTTCAAGTAATCTTCCACGGGCGTCGTTCCCTTAGTGGGGTTAGTGAACTGTCTTGGATGGCCGGATGATCGGATGCGGCACGCGCGTCTCGACCTCATGGATAACCACGTCCTGATGTCCGTCCTTCCAGAGCTTGGCGAGGCGCAGGCCATCCGCGAGCGGCAGGCTGCTTGCGCGACGGATCAGGTCTTCTTGGGAAGCAATTGGCGTCATGTGTGCGTGCTCCTCAGAGTGGGGTTTCTAGTCGCGCGTCAGGACGCACCCTAGCGCGCCTGAGCATCCTTCCTTGACCACCCATACCATCGTTGCGCTTGGGGTCATCAAGTAGCACTCGTCGCGGGCGTTGATCGCGTCGGAGTCTGACGTGTATCCGCGTCCCCACGTCGCTGTCCCACGCCCATCCTTCTTGCGAAAATAGACGGTGCGTTGAAGGCGCTCCCGTTGAAGGCGATCATGGTCCATCGTCGGCGTTCCTCAGAGTGGGGTTTATGTCGCGCGGCTGGCGACGAACGCCAGAAGCTTTTCGTAGTCGGTAGTCCGACCAACGATCGGCGGGCGCTTCCCCACTGCTAGGTCAGCGTCCGAAACCGCTTCCGCATCGCGGACCACGTATTCGCGGCCGAGCATCGCGCCGTCCTCATCGCGGCACCGAACCTCATAGACAGCGAAGCGCGATTGCGGGCCAAAGATAGCAACGGAAAGCTCGGTCCCGAGGACCATGAACTTATGCGAATTGGATGGCGTTACCGTGCGCCAGGCGAGAACCGCGCTCACCGCGCGGCCTCCAAGACTTCCGCGAAAGTCCAGACCCGGCCGCAGCCGTTGTCGTTGACCTTGTAGCCACGGTCGCCGTTGGCGAAGGGCATGGCCGAAGCCATGTTCGGGATCACCGTCAAGCCGGTGAGGGTGATGCCCTTGCGGGCGAGGCGGCGGAGGGTAGCGGAAGAGAAGTCACGCATGGGGTAGTCTCCTTAGCAGCGGCGGAATGCCCTGCTCCCTGTCTTTCCGCTCCCCAGCTCGGGTGTCCGGGGTAGCGCCGGTGGTGCCTCGCACCGGGAGGGGAAGCGGCATGTCCCGCTTCCATGTCCAACAATATGCGCGCACTCCGCGCTCATGTCAACGGGTTTTTTCCGGCGGTTCATTTTTTTCTATCCACCGGCCAAGCCGTTCCAGCCATGCCCCGAGATCAGCCGGTATGGCGCGCTGGCCGGCTTCCATCGCGCGCAACGTGCTCTCCGCCCTATCGCACCAGCGCGCGAGCGAACGCACCGGCAGGTGCATCCTCTCGCGTATTTCCTTCATGCGCTCAGGGGTCATCGGCATCCGGGGTTAGTGTTGCGCCGTCCGACGCTGGCTTTCAGCCTGCAAGGCTTGGCACAGGCACTTGGCTGTATCGAGATTGCGAGAGCGCTCCTTGGCGGTCCACGCAGTCTCCGCGTGTGCTTCCGCGAGGCTTACTTCGGCACGCTCAATCTCTTGCTCCAAGCGGCAATCGGAGAGCTTGCGGAGGAACTTCTGGAACTCGGTCATGTGGGGCGCTTCCGAAGCTGGTGTTTCTGTATCGCTTGCCCATTCTTATACAGAACCCCGAGGATGGACGCAACAGAAATGTTGCATCGGATGGCGGGAAGTGCTACCCCGTAAGCATGAAGGCACCCCGGAAAACCCGAAAACGCAAGCCTCGGATCGTCCCAATCCTCACCTCCACCGTGAAGGATAGGGAGAAGGGGCCAGACGATCCGCACATGGTCGGCTACGCCCGCGTGAGCACGTCAGAGCAGTCCTTGCAACGCCAAGTCGATGAACTGGTGAAGTATGGCGTGGCCGCCGTGAACATCTTTAGCGACAAGGCGAGCGGCAAGAATATGGATCGGGTCGGCTGGCAATACTGCTGGATGGACCTGCGGGAAGGCGACATCCTCGTTGTCCATAGCCTCGATCGGCTGGGCCGCAACCTCAAGGAAGTGATCGAGATCGAGGCGCAACTCCGCGAGAAGGGCGTGACACTCAAGGCGCTCGCGCAGGACATCAACACGGGCACCACAGCGGGGCGGCTGATCTTCCACATCCTCCTGACCGTGGCGCAATTCGAGCGGGAATGGAGCTTGGAACGCACCATGCACGGGCTACAGAAAGCTCGTGAGCGCGGGGTAACGGGGGGCGTTGCCAAGCGCATCTCGGATGAGGACGTGGCGGCCGTTGTCAAGAAGCACGGAGGGTTGCTCAAGGCTGGCGCCTTGGCTGCGGCTGCAAAAGAGCTGGGCTATTCCAAAGTGACGATTATGCGGCGCATGGATGCCATTGAACGTGCTGCTAAGGAGAAGAAGTGAACTCTCTCACGCCCATCCAGATCGACGCAAAGGCCGATCCGTTCTTCATCACCGGGCCTGCGGTGGTCTCGTTCTCGGGAGGCAGGACCAGCGCATACATGCTCTGGCGCATCCTTCAGTCCCACGGCGGCACTCTGCCAGATAACGTGCTGGTCTGCTTCGCGAACACCGGCCGTGAGATGCCTGCAACGCTCGACTTCGTTCGCGACTGCGCCGCAGCTTGGAACGTGCATGTCCATTGGCTCGAATATCGCTGGGCGCCGGGTGGTCCATCCGTGGTTGAAGTTTCGCACAACAGCGCCAGTCGCAACGGCGAGCCGTTCGAGGCGCTGCTTCGCAGCAAATCCATGCTGCCCAATCCGGTTTCACGGTTCTGCACGATCGAACTCAAGATCAGGACGCAGAAGCGGTTCCTACGCCAGATTGGATGGGAGCATTGGACAAGCCTGGTCGGGCTTCGTGCCGATGAGCCGAAGCGCGTAGAGCGCGCGCTGGATCGGGAGCGCACGAAGAAAGACCGTTGGCACAACGCCTGTCCTCTCGCGGCTGCCGGTATCGACGTTCTGGATGTGATTGGCTTCTGGAAATCCCAGCCTTTCGATCTCGCGCTGAGCGGCTCCTGGGAAGGAAACTGTGACGGCTGCTTCCTCAAGAGCCGCGCCGCTATCGAGCGGATGCTGCTGGAACATCCCGACCGGATGCGTTGGTGGCAAGACATGGAGGCACTGCCGCACGGGGCCGGCGCGGGCGGGACGTTCCGAGCCGATCGGGAGGACTATGCCACGATGGCGCGCACGGTTCGCGACCAAGGCCGGCTCGACCTGACATACGAGGACATCATGCGGCCGTGCATGGACGGCCACTGTGGAGTGTGAGGAATGACCGAGAAATCAGAAACGGCACCAAAGCACGTCTGTGCCGGCTGCGGCTACGAAACGTCATTTCCGCACGATCACAAGGCGGACAACAGCGGGCTTGATGATGGACCTGACCTCTATCCCTCCAGGAAGAAGGCGTCACCCAAACTTCCGGGTGTGGAGGCGGAGATTAGAGCCCGTGCATGGGCGACGCGCCGGGCAAAGTATGGAGCACATGGTCATGGTTGAAACCGAACCGGGCTACCGCGTAGCCGAGCCCTTCCTTCGTGAGCACAAGAGGCGCCCGACCGTGGCGCGAGATGGCATTGTCGCGTGGCTCACTGACGAGATCGTCTACCTCGAAAGCATCGAGCGGACAGAGTTCGGCGACGGCTCACTGTCCGCCTACAAGTCAACGCTGAGGGCTGTCACCAATGAGCACTGATCCGAATACGGCCATGTGCCAGCCCGGATGCGAAGGCTTGCTCGCGCTCGGCTTTCAGCGCGCCGACGCATCCTCGCGCGGCGGCTTCGGCCCCCATGAAGGTCTGGAGCGTGACGCAACGCGCTTCCACATCTGGGCGCAGACGCCGCGCTCGGTATGGGACGCCTACGCCGAGGACGGCTACTCGATCTACGAGGCGATCAGGATGGAGATGAGCTATGTCTGATCCTTTGAATGGCTGCCGCCCCTTATTCTGGGAAATAAGACCGTCAACCGTATTCCCTGGAGAGTGGGTTTACCGAACAAATCCGGGTTGTGGCTTCTGGCGCTTCGCACGCGCAGCTAGGACACTCATCAATGCCCAATGATTCACAAACCGCGCCCGCCGACGATCGTCCTATGCCAGGCGACGCATTGATAGAGGCTGGCATCAAGCCGATGAGCCCCTGGGAAGTCCTACATAGGATGCAGGCAAAGATGACACCGGAGATTGCGGGAATCCTTTCACGGTCGCAGGGCACGACGGCCGAGTTCTGGCTGAACCTTCAAGCCGCTTATGAGCGCGGGTGCCGGGAGCAAACGCCATGACGGATACGGCAGGTTGGCGGCCTATCTCGACGGCCCCGCGCGACGGAACATCCATCCTCGCGGCCTACGATCTGAACGACGGTTCATTCGAGCCTTTGGTCGTGTGGTGGTCTGCTGGTGATCCACGATACCCATGGAGGAGCACCGGAATCGGATTTCCGGAAAGTCGCATTGTCTATTGGAAGGATATTCCGATGCTTCCCGTGCATGAGGATGTCGCCAATGTCTGACAAACCAGAAACTGCCGAGATCGAGGACGCCATTGAGTGCGGGATCGAGTGCGCTGCGGATTACGTCGCGTCCCGTCCGATGGGCCAGCGCGCCTGGGGAGCGAAGGAATACGGGATCGCTCGCGCGGCGGCACGCGCCACCGCGAAGGCGATGAAGGGAGAGCGATATGTCAGCAAAGACTGAGCGATCGAATACGGCCGAAACACAGAACCCCGCCACAATGGGCGGGGTCTGGATTTGAGGCCGCTCTCGCGTTCCTCGGGTCTGAATAACACCGAGGCTGATCAGTCCCCGGTGCCGGGCGTCCCCGGATTGTCCCCGGCCGTCGTCGGGGTAGGGAGGGAATATAGGATGTCAGAAACAAAGTCGCAATCGGATACGGCGACCTATTCACCATCCGATGAGCCGAAGCCGCCGCCCGGCTTTCTGATCGGAGCTGTCCTAGAGGACATCCGCCGCCGGCTTGAATCTCTGGAGGCTTTGACCGTCAAGAGCCCGTCCAGAGATGTCGCGTCTCTGATTGGCGCGCACGGCTGCGTCTGTCCAGCGGGAGCCGAGCAGACGTGCAAGGGGTTCGGATGCCCGCGCCGAGCGCATGACTATTCGAGGATGTCAGGAACATGAGCGATACGAAAACCGCCGAACACTATTGGTCGGACTGTCCGATGTGCGGACGCATGGTGGTTTGCGGCAAGTGTGGGAATAATTGCTGCAATGGCGGCTACGGCAAACTGCCGGACGGACGTGAGTGCGATGCCTGCCCGTCTGCCTACGAGATGCAGGATTGCGGTGAAGCCGGTGCCGTGCTGGTGGATTAAGCAAACGGAGGCTGAACTGATGGCCCGCTCGGTCAAGCAGCTTGAGGCATGGGCGCATCTCATTGAGCTGTGCGATGACGACTGCCAGACGTTCAGCACGACGAAGGAGATGCGAACTGCCGTGCTGGAGGTCGAGCGCGAGCTTCGTCGGCTTCACAAGATCGAAGGGTTCGCCATCGTCCTTTGCCAGAAGTTCAAGCGCATTAGGGGGGTTGCCGATGATAGTCCTGAGATTGACGAGGCAATGGACGATCTATGGGGCGGCGTCGGAGACGAGATCGCTCGGAAGATCGAGGCACTGATTCCAGAAGCATTCACCGAGGAAGCGATGAAGAGGGGTGTAACCAATGCCGAATGATCCGGAAACGGCCGCACCGACGCCGCCCGGCGTGTGGGTCCGCATAGAGGACTTCCGTGGGAATCCAGAAGGCGATCCTCTGGTCTGGTGGTGGAACGAGGATGGCACGCAGAAGATGGCAACGGACGAAGCTCTACTCGATGGCGATGGTCTAATCATCGGGAAGAGTATGTGCGGCCTCGTCTACTACACGCACGTCATGTTGGCGGAGTTCCCCGAGCCTCCTGATGTCAGGAGCAAGGCCCATGACTGAAACGGCCGACATCGAGGCGCGCGTTGCTCGATTGGAGGAATGGGCTCGCACTCCGGGCTGGTTAGATCAACCCGCAACCACGGAGGACGGCAGCCCGATAACGATGGGAGACAAGTTCCCCATCGAGGCTAGGATCATGTTCGGCCTGTTCCTGGCGGGAGCCGCGTTCGTCGTAGGTGTCATCATCTATGCGGCAGTTATAAGGGTGCTGTCATGAGCAAGCCCGAGACTGAAACGGCGCGCCCGCGCTGGCGGCACAAGAAACGCGGCACCGTCTACATCGAGATTGGCACCGGTTGCTTCCAGACGGCTGAGAGCGAACGGCTCGATGACCAACAGGTGACGATCTACCAAGCCGAGACAGGCGGCGTCGTCTGGGTGCGGCCAACCTACGAGTTCATGGATGGCCGGTTCGAGAGGATTATCAATGGCTGAGCAATCGAATACGGGCGCCACGCGTTTTTGCGCGTTTTGGGTGATTAAGGCAGGCCATACTAAGACGTGGTAAGCAGATGATAGGTCCGTGTAGCTCCGTGGTAAAGCGCCAG